ATCCTATATAGGATCTCTCTATAGTTGTTATTTTAGTACCTCTACTAGAGGAGGTACTTTAGTGTCTAGACGTTTAGCTAGACTAGTTATAACCTCCTCTAGGTCATTTAGCTTAAGAAGCCTATTGCAAATATAAGCGTCTACCTTATTACCATATTTTACATAAGTCCTATTCTCGAAGCCGCAATCAATACCATATTGTGTGTCCTCAATTTTTAACCTTAGCATATTGTCTAGTATGCCATATGAACCATACAAACGTACGCCGCATCGCTCTAAACGTTTATTAGCTTCTTCTAGATTATACTGTAGGTTTTCAACTGCTGCCCAGCTTTCCAATATACTAGAAAGCTTATTGAAGTCGTGTTTCTTTGCATCCACTAGAAACTCAGTCTCTACAAACGCATTTGTATATGTAAATACAAAATCACCTACTACGTTTAATCTGTATCTGATAAATGGCCTGCCTGATATCCTATTTCCTTTTATAGTAGTCATATCATCGGTATGGAAATAACCTCTTAAATACGGTACTACATCAGTTTCTAGGTTTATTCTATCCCATACACGACGTATAGCGTCTCTTTTCTCTTGCTCTTTTACTCTAGCTTCGATCAAACTGTCCCATCCTGGTAAGTAACTTTCTTTATTACCTACCAATATCTCGAATACCTCTTCCTCTTCTTCGATCTCGCTAAGATCTTCTTTAGGGCTTGTTGTAATACTATCGACTAGTACGCAATAAGAATATTCATTGCAGTTTATTTTAGCAATCATATCCTTTTCGTCTAAATTCTTTTATAACTCAATGGCTTCTAGCGCCATTGAGTTAGTAATAGAAAAACTCATTATGTCTCCACCATTAACTCTGTAACCATTTAAGAAAAACTCTGTACTTTGCATTTTATGCTCCTTACGTTATTTATTTTAGCATTTATATATAAGCAGTAAGCTTTATAAAGCTTACTGCAACTCTGACTACATTTCCGTTATTTGACCATTAATATAACATTGTGTTATTTTATAATGGCTCCTTTTAAATAAATAAGAGTAAGAGTAGGAAGACATTCCTACTCTTACTTCTATATATATAATATATAACTGTTTTTTTTTTCACTTTGACACCTAGTATAACTTAGGTGTCAAAGTGTTATTTATTAAGTCTGAGTAACTATAGTGAATTCTTTAGGTTTGAATAAACTATTAAAGAGTTCTTCTATAAAGCTCATAGACTGTTCTCTTCGAGCAAATAGTTCTTCGAAGTTGCTACTGCTCATTAAGAGATTGTCTGTGTAATTAATCTTAAGAAGATTTCTTAGATAAGGATCTTCATAGGGTAATCCACAAACATTATGTAGATAGTGTATAGATCTACATAGTGCCTCTTTGAAATTTATAGATTTCATAGAGTACCTCCTTTCTGCTAGCTGGCACTAGCATAAACTAAGAGAGTAGATAGAGGCGGTAACCTCTATCTACTCTCTATATTAATAATATCTAATTGATAAATTCTAGCTTAGATACCTACTTACTGTTATTAGTACCTATATTTACTTTAGTACCAGTATCTGTAGCTTCAGTAGGTTTATCATCTCTGCTAACGCTATTTAATACACCTTCTATATATTTATTATAATCTTTTATACCATAACGACTAGCCATAAGTTTCTTTATCTCTGCCATTTCATTCTCTAGCTCTTTAGTAGCCTTATTTAGCTTACATATGTTATCATAGTAGCCTGCTACACATACTATACTTAGTGCTATTACCCATATCCCACCTATAAATAACGAGCATTTAATCAATGCTGAAACAGCTCTATCGAAACTAATAGTAGAGTTTATACCATCCCAGCATACTACTATACTGATCATTGTTAAAATGGATGCTATTACGAATACCATAATAGCTATCAACTTATAGACGTTCATGTTAAAGACTTGAAATTGCATCTTCTAACTCCTTATTAAAAATTTCTTTTTCTTCTTTATTTAACTCTAACTCATCTTCCATAAGCTTTACTATATTATCTTTAGTTATAGCAAAAGCTTTATTCTCTACAGTCTCTAGTATATCTATCTTCTTAATAACTTCAGTATTAGTTTTAAACTTAAATACTAAGTTAGGATATATATCTACTATAGACTTTAGATTCTTAAGTAACTCGGTATCATTTCTTAACTCTACTCTTATATTAGAACCATTAGGTAACCTAGCTACTTTCTTCTTAAGATCTTTAAGTATCTCTGTTTCAGTTTCATTACTATAGCTATATGTTAAAAATGGTAATGCTTTACTATTCTCTAAGAATTTAAAGTTATCATTACCATCTTTACCTAAATGGAATAATATAGCACCTTTCTTCTCTTCTTCACCATGTGCTAGCCTATCGAAACTACCTGGAGCTACTATACGTTCATATACAGATGATGTATGTATATGGCCTATAGCTATATAGTGCTTTACTATATCTAAGTAATCTGATTCTTTATGTACAAAATCCATATCTTTAAGTATAGGCATCTGGTAACTAAAACAACCATGCATAATAGCTATATCTACTTCTGCTAGTTTATTCTCTTTAAGTAGTTTACATACTTCTAAGTAAGTATCAGAAGCTTTATGCCTAAACTCATCTGGTACATATAGTATGTTTATATCTAAATCTACCATATGTTCTATATAAAGAGTATTTATATATTTATAGTCAGCATCTGGAGCTAGTTTACTAGCTACATCTGTAAAGCTAGCTACCTGATCATTATCATGGCTAGGAGTACCATATAGTATCCTTAGTTTAATACTATTATCTCTACACCATAGTAGTGTATTAGATAACCATGTCATAATGTGTCTATACTCTATAGATCTACTAGATAGTAGTCTATCGAATATATCACCTGCTATAAATAGTATATCTAGTTTTACTAGTTCTTTATGATAGGTTATAAAGAATCTCTCTAAGTTAAATATAATATTGTCAGTATGGTTTCTAGGATGTCCTAAGTGTATATCTGTTAATACTAAATAGTTTATATCTTTTTTCATTCTGTAGTACTTCTATTTAAATCTACATAGAGTCGTTCATACTCTTCGTTATGAACTTTATCTCTAATATCAATTTCATCTCGCATAGACTTATGCCACTTATCATAATTCTCAGCTACCATATTAATAGCATCATATGCTTTATGCTCTAATAAGTAATGCATATAGAAAGCACCTGCTTTAGGTTTAGGCATAACCTGTATTATCTTAGTACCTTTATAGTTATTACTATAAATATGCTCTTGTAAACCAGGTATCCACTCTACTAGTATTACTTCAGCATTAGATACTAATAAGTTAAGATCTATGGCTTTATAGTACTGTTGTTGATAACCACGTATAATATATTCATTATCTTCTTTATCTCTTATATAGAGTTCTGGAAAGTCTCTAGGTGTAAAAGCATCTATAGTAAGATCTTCTTTATTATAAGAAGCTCTTATAGTGTTCTTAAGATCTTCTGTTATAAGTCCGGGATAGCATATATAGATTATCTTATTCCAACCTTTAAACCTTTTAGTAAACTTATTTACTCTCTCTAAGTCTTCTTTTACCAACATACGTAAATCCTTTTAAATTAAATTTTAAATCAGTCTATAGAGCTATTCTATAATAAAACAGACTCTAAGTTGAACTGATGATTAAATATAAGGAATATAACTATGATATTAAGATTATCAGATTGGAATAAGTATCCCAAAGCCATAGTGGATACTAAAACTACTAATAAAAGTTTTATACGTGTAGCTCAGATCTATAAAGCTATGGGAGTAGAGAATCATGCTTTTCTATTGGCACTACATAATCCAGATTTACAAGGTGTAGATCCATTCGATCCTAACCTTACTACAGACCAACGTTATGCTATAGTTACTGAAGTATCTGAAAACCCATGGTATTTCTTTAGAGAGATTATAAGAATACCAACTTCTGGTACATTAGCAGGTATATCTTTTATAGCTAATAGAGCTAATATAGCTTACTTATGGTGCTGTTTTAACCACTTGACTACTATGATTATTATGCCTAGACAAACTGGTAAATCAGTTGTTGCTGATAGTTGTAATACCTATATGCTTATAGCAGGTGGCACTAACATTAAGATGGTACTCTTTACTAAAGATAATGGACTACGTGTATCGAATATAGAGAGACTTAAATCTATATTCGATCTACTACCATGGTATATAAATACTAGAGATAAATCAGATAGTAATAACACAGAGAATATTACTATAAACTCTCTTAAGAATAGATTAGATACTGTAGTTGGACAGAATACACTAGCAGGAGCTATGAAGGTGGGTCGTGGTCTTACAGTTGCTATATTACAAGTAGATGAGTTAGCTTTTATACCACACGTAAAAGAATCTCTAGAGACAGCTCTAGCTGCTACTGGTGCTGCTAGAGAGAACGCTAAGAACTCTGGTTCGCACTATTATAATACCTATACAACAACACCAGGTTATATTAATACCGAAGAAGGTGCCTATGCTAAGTGGATCTACGATGGTTGTGCTAGGTGGACTGAAAAGTTCTTAGATTTACCTAATCAAGATGAACTTAACGATACTATACGTAAAAATACTAGACGTGGTAACTTATCAGTACTTATAGAGTATAACCATAGACAACTAGGTAAAACAGATGAATGGTTAAAAGAAAGAATATTAGAAGCAAATGCTACTGGAGATAGAGCTGAAGCCGACTTTCTTAATAAATGGTCACAAGGTTCAGCAGCTTCTCCTATTTCTAAAGAGAATCTAATAAGACTAAGAGATTCTCTTATGTCTAAGAAGTATGTAGACATTTCTACAGAAGGCTATGTTATGAACTGGTATGTAGAAGAAGATGAAGTACTAAATGGTCTACCAGGTAGACAAGTAGTGCTAGGTATGGATAGTTCTGAAATGATAGGTAATGACTATACTGCACTATGTGGTAGAGATGTATCTACTGGAGAAGTATTATGTACTGCTATTATAAACGAAACTAACGTACTTACGTTATCTAACTTTATAGCTAACTTACTTATAAAGTATCCTAATATGACATTCATACCAGAAGCTAAATCTACTGGAGTAGCTATAATAGATACTGTAGCACAGATATTTATTAGTAAAGGATATAATCCTTTTACTAGGATATTTAACTATATAGCAGACGAAAGAGATACTAATAAAGAGTATGCTAAACTATGGGATAATATAAGTAGAGGATTTGGTCTATCTGATATTTATAATAAGTATAGAAGAGAGTTTGGCTATAGGACAGCTGGCGTAGGTAAGAACTCTAGAGATAACCTATATGGTACTGTGTTTAATAGTTCTATTAAGTATACAGCACACTTAGTAAGAGATAATGAACTCATAACAGAGCTAGAATCTCTAGTTATAAAGAATGGTCGTATAGACCATCCTAATGGCGGACATGACGATTTAGTAATATCTCATCTCTTGCCATATTACCTATTAACACAAGGTAAAAACCTAGAATCTTATGGTATAGATACGTCTAAAGTATTGTCATCTGTTAAGATAGCTATAAGCGATGAAAATGGTGGTCCAGTAGAAGAATATAAGCGTATTAAACAACAACGTATTAAAGATGCATTAGAAGTATACTTAGACCGTATGAAGAAATGTGAAGATCCATATATAAAACAACAATTAGCTACTAAAGCTAAATCCCTATACGATACTCTAGATGAAGAGTCTATAGTAGCTTTCAACTTACAAGATCTATTAAATAAAGTTACTGATGAAGCTAGGATTAAACGTATAGGTAATGTAAAGAAATATGCATTCTAGATAATATTAAATAGAGTAAGAGTACATATGTACTC